CTGCACCAGTGCCCCAGCCCTGTAGGAGAAGACCAATGGCCGCCCTTTGCAGCCAACGCGCTGTATGCCTTCCGTGAGTTGTTACCAGCACAGTTCTGCACGCGCCTGCGTGGCCTTGCTGACGTTGCGTCGCCAGGGAATAGGTGGATGGCTCTGCCTTGGGAGCGCCTCTTTGGCCTCAACAACGCCAAGGACGACAATGTCATCGGCTTACGCGGACAACGCAACGAAAACCATGCTGCATGGGCAGTTGAAGGACCTGGCAACGCCATGGTCGCTGAGGCCACAGCCATCCTGCACTATGCTGCCAACAAGCAACGCGTCGACGAGACGCGCCACCTGGCGACACCCTTGCCCCGCGAGTACGATCACTCTCTACACATGCGGCAAATGGCGGTTCACGTTGTCGGATCTTTTGCCGCGCTGGAACACGACTGGCGGGCTCTCCCCCGCGGATCAGGCCCTTCCCCACAGTTGAGCGAAGATGGGCTAACAGCCCTGGACCTAGCCCTCAACAATGTGAAGAACAACTTCCCTTCCGTTTTTATCGCGGAGCTTATCAGCCGCTGTGCTGACACAGCTGAAGCACACCTTCTCATGGTCCACGCCGTCCGCAACTACATCAGCCTCATCAGCGTCATCGGCGAAAACGTACGTTCTGAGCTCGACCTCACCATTGACTACGCAGCATGGCGGTCTGACACCGCTCACAGCCCTAGTGATGATGACGACGAGCACCGATACGCCTGCGCCCTGTCTGTCGCCGGCTACAAGCGTGGGCATCCCAACCGCGTCAAGAACGGCCGTGCCATCGAATCTCGCAGCGCGGGCATCCTCAAGGAATGGCTCCCTTGGTTGAAGAAGCCATTCATGTTCGCGATGGACGAGTTTGACGACATGCAAGGAGCACGCCGCATCCGCACCGACATCCTCGATGAAGACGACGGTTCCGACCTCGAAACAGCTACTGCCCCGACGGACCCCAACCCTGCACCTGCTTGGAGCTGGGGCCATTCCCGCGGCGAACTTGAGCGTCTCATCCGCACAAGCATGAAGGAACGCGCCACAGCTGAGCGCGTCCTTTCAAAGCTGTTTGCTAAGTCCAAGGGCACCTACAACGCTGACCATGTGGGCGTCTACGTCCCCGGCGAGAGGAAGGCGAAGATCTTCCCCAACTACTGGAAGAAGATGCTCACCATCGCCAACCGCCTTCGTGACATCCGCCTCCAGAACAACGGCAAGACTGAGATCCTCATGAAAGCCGCGGTTGAGTACCGCGAGGCTAAGGAGATGTACGACAAGAAGGGCGTACCGACTGCCATGCAGAAGGACTTTGCCATCAAAAACGCAACGGAGATGTACGCAGAAGAAAAGCGCGGTACTTTTGGACCGGCCTCTGACCAGACCAACCTCGAACTTGTCCTCATGGCCGAAATGGCCAAAGAGGACAAGAAGACGATTAAGTATTGGGACACGGGCAGTGTGCGCCCCGATGGCAAGCTTATTGACGTTCTCTACAACGTCATCGAGAGCCGCCAGCCCGTAACACGCGCACAGCTGCGCAAGATTTACGCTTACTTCGGCATCGACGTGCAAGCCCCTTTGGAAAAAGGGGAAGTTAGCATCAACGGGACCACGCTCGTCCCCAAAGTTCTCACCGGAGCGGCCGGGAAACCGCTTCTCGTCGGCGGCCAACCATACCTGTGCCACCCCATGCCCCGTGAAATCTTCACCCACACTTTGGCCACTCGGCCCAAAGGTGTTGAGGTCACCGACTTCAAGGCACCACTCCTCATCATCGATGTGTGCATGAAGGAGCTGGAGAAGAGCATGAAGGCCATGTCGCCCCGCGCTAGCCAAGTCCTCATCGGGGAGGATGGCCTCCCACGCATGTGGCATGACCCCTGCGTCTACGGAGTCGGAACTTGCCAGTACGGCCCCATCTACAGCGGCTCGTGCCCGTACAACTGTAGGAAGTGCGTCCACAACGCCTATCTCGCATATCGCGGCCGGATCGCACAGGTCACCCCTGGGGACGACTTCCCCGAGGCCGTAACCCGCTTCTGGGCCAACATCGACTTGTCGGCAATACCCACCGGCGACCTCCAGATCGATGACGTCTACACGTGGATTGGCCACTTCCCCGAGGAAAAGCGCGAGGCAATTCTCAAAAAGGCCAAACCCCAGCACATCATCACCGATGGACACATCCTTTACGTCAGCGAGGCTTTTGTCAAGCGGGAACTCAATCTCGTTTCACCCAAAATCCAGCGCGACCACCCGAAAGAGAAGCGCGACTACGGGGGCAATGTCCTCAGCGACCCCAGACTCATCCAGCCCTGCAGCGCAATGCTGCAGATTGCGTTGAGTCTGGTTGCTGTCGCAGCGTCAAAGAGGATGATGCGTGCGTGGAACCCC